AAGGGATGGCACTTACTGGGATTTTAGCAAACCCATCGGAACTATTGGGTGCGATGCAGAGGGCATCGAAAATACTTACGAGGATGTTTTTAATTACGTCAAAGATATTTTAGAAGTGGAGGGGTAAGATAATGGAACTTGAAAAACCTAAAAAAATAGGGAACAAAACGCTTTATAACGTAAGAGTCCTAAATATGTCAGTCGCTAAACATTACGGCTTAGTTAAAGAATATTGTGAGATTGTTTCTAAGGCTAGAGAAGACCTTAAAACAAAAAGTTCAGATGATAATTTTGAGCTTGATATTATTGATTTCGGGGAAAAAAGTTATGAAGAAGACAGAAAAATTCAAGACGAACTTACACTGTACTTTTCAGTCAAAAAACATTTAGACCAGATGGTATTACAGAAACTAATGAAAAATAAAATTCAAAAGTTTGGAGCAAGT